AATGCTGTAAATAGCAAGTTGAAGAACACAAACGGTTTAATCACAATGTTTATAGATCCAAAATGCAAACAAATAATTAGAAGTATAGAAAGATTAATGTACAAACCAAACACAACTGTGATTGATCAAACTGATGACGTACACATGGCGGATGCAGTGGGTTACTTGATAGATTATTTGTATCCAGTTAAAAAAGAAAACAATGCAAAACAACCTCTACGTTGGGGTTTTTCAGGGAGTGTTAAATAATGGCCGTTATACGAGATAGATTAATAAAAGGTGATGCCAAAAACTATGCCACATACATTGTGGAGGCACACGAAGCATACAAATTGTACATAAACAGATGGCAATTTTTGCAAGATTCATACAATGGTGGATTTGAATATTTTCATGGCAAATACCTAGAACCTTACTACTACGAATCAAGAGACGATTACGAAAAAAGATTAAGAATGGTTGGTTTAGACAACCATGTAAAAAGTGTTGCAAACATTTACAATTCATTTTTATTCAAAAAAGATCCTGTAAGGAATTTAGGCAGTTTAGATACAGATCCAACTGTGCCTAATTTTATGGATGATGCTGACCTAGACGGCAGATCATACAAACAATTTTTAATGGATGTTGCAACTTGGATGCAGGTGTATGGCAATGTATGGATTATTGTTGACAAGGTCAACACAAATGCAATGACACGTGCAGAAGAATTACAACAAAATGTTAGACCATATGTTTCAATGTTTCATCCATTGGATGTGTTGGATTGGGAATACACAAGAGGTCCAAACGGATTTTATGAATTAACATATCTAAAAGTTAAAGAAGAAGTAATACAAAACACACAATACGTTAGAGAATACACACCTACAGAAATCAACATCTACAAAATTAGTGGAGAAGACAGAAAAGGTGAATATGTGATGACATTGCCAAATGAATTAGGCAAAGTACCAGCGGCGTGCTTATATGCACAACGTTCACAAGTGAGAGGAATTGGTGTATCATCTTTAGGAGATACAGCAGATATACAAAAGGAAATTTATGAATTTCATTCAGAGATTGAACAAATTGTAAGATTAACTAATCACCCGTCACTTGTGAAAACAGCAGATACGGAGGCATCAGCGGGTGCAGGTGCAATCATTCAAATGCCACAAAATTTAGACGGCAATTTGAAACCGTTTCTGCTTCAACCAAATGGTTCATCAATTGAATCAGTTCTAAAAGCAATTGAGAAAAAAGTGGATTCAATTGATAGAACGAACCACCTTGCCGGATTGCGGAGCGTTGATAGTAGACGTCTCAGCGGAATTGCAATATCATCTGAGTTTACACAACTGTCTAGCAGATTGGCCACTTTCGCAACACAACTAGAACACGCAGAAGAACAGATATGGAGATTGTATGCACTGTATGAAGGCACAGTGTTTGATGGCACAATTGAATATCCAAGATCATTTTCAATACAAGACAAAGCAAACGATATCAGTCTTTTGAAAATGGCAAAAGATTCAAACATTAACAATCAATTCATCAATGATGAAATAGACAAAAAATTATACAAAACTATTATGGAAGACGAAGCAATGGATATACCAGAGCAACAAGCACAACCATTACAAACTGAAATGACACATCCTCCATTAGAAAATGTTAACGCATTGGTTACACACATGCGTGAAATGATTGAACAAGGTTACACCAACGAACAAATTGTTGAACTGCATCCAGAAATGGCAAAGTTTTTCAATAACACAGATCCAGCAGACAACAACATCTAAATACTAGCATGAAAAAAACCATGCGATGGCAGGTGTTGGAACAATTCATTAAACAACACAATCTTAAAATTGGTGCAGAAATTGGAGTATGGAAAGCACGTACTTCATTATATCTTTTACAACACTGTGATATATTTTTGTATTGCATAGATGTATGGGAAACCACTGTTGGATATGACAAACCCAAATGGGATCATCGTTCAAACGAAAGACACTCAAGACATTTATTAAAACCATTTGCTGACAGATGCAAAATTATAAAAGATTACAGCGAAACAGCATCCAAACAAATTAATGATGCAGAATTAGATTTTGTGTTTATAGATGGTGATCATACCACTAATGGTGTGATAAAAGATATAGAAAGTTTTTGGAACAAGGTAAAAACAAATCATTACATCATGGGACACGATTATGACAGACAAGGCGTAAAAGATGCAGTGCATAAATTTTGTAAAAATCCAGAATTGTTGCCAAACGGAATATGGTGGTTTAAAAAATGGGAATAGGTGACGACATGATGTGGCGTGCAGAAGCATACCACGAATACAAACGCACAGGCAAGAAACAACGACCTTACAGACAAGCAAAAGGTGTTCCACAAGGATTTGCAAAACCTGTGTGGCACAACACACCTTGGTTGGATTTTAATTACGGCGAACCATTTGAAACACACCCCAACAATAACAAACGGTGGTATCACAACAAAACACCTTACAAACCCAAAACAGCACCTGTTCAATTTAAAGATTCTGAAGAGATGTGGTTCACATTGAATTACAAAAAATTACAACCTTATATCCTGATCAATCCAGATGCAAAAAATTCTATATTTGCAGACAACAAAAAATATTTTAGATGGCAAGCAGTTATAGATGGTCTACAAGATTACAAATTAGTAAGAGCATTGCCTAATCAATTGTTTATAAAAAATGCAAAAGGACAAACAAATTATCCAGGACTATTGAACATACAGTGTCTTACGATACGTGAAACAATGATCTTAATTAAGTACGCACATATGGTTGTGACCACAGAGGGTGCAGTGCATCACATAGCAGGCAATCTTGATGTGCCTTGTGTTGTGTTGTATGGCAGTCATCAAAGTCCCCAGAGAACAGGGTATGAAGGACAAATAAATATTACACGCAAGACACATTGCAATCCAGACGGGTTGGGTTGTCATGTGCCAAAAGGTCCATGCACATATTGTGAACAAGCAATGGACAGTATTGAACCTGAAGAAGTTGTCAAACTAGTAAAGGAAAATTACAATGGCAAAATACAGAAGTAGAACAGTCAAGTTAAATACGCCTTCGAGAGGTGATGTAAAAAAATTTAAAGTGTTTGTGCGAGATAGAAACACAGGCAATGTTAAAAAAATAAATTTTGGTCAAAAGGGCATGACGATCAAAAAAAATAATCCCATAAGACAACGATCATTTCTTGCACGAATGGGTGCAGTACTAAAAAAAGTGCGAGGACAAAAAAATTTATCGCCTGCTTATTGGTCAATGAAAGCATGGCGTTAAACAAAGGAGGAGCAATCATGACAAGAGGAAAAAAGAAAAACAAAATGAACAAAGGCAAAAAAGGCGCTACTAGAGGCAAAAAAAGAAGATAGTATAAATAACAGTAGTACTGCCGTAGGGCAGGGAGTACACTCAACTCATATAAACAGGAGGACATATGGACGCAGAAAATCAAGCGGTAAAATCTCAGGACACTGCACCTGAATCTAAAGAGCAGGCACCCACAGCGGTTCAAGAAGAAACTAATACTCAAACTTTTTCTCAAGATGATCTAGAGAGAATCGTAGGAGAGAGAGTAGCGAGGGAACGTGCCAAATACGATAAAAAGTACAAAGGCATAGACGTTGATCAATACAACACATTGATTGAGAAAGAAGAAAAGGCAAGACAAGCGGATTTGGAAAAAAGAGGCGAGTTTGAAGCAGTTCTTAAAGAACAAGCAGAAAAATTCAATACTAAAATTAACCAATACCAGTCTGAATTGACTTCAATCAAAATTGATGGACAGTTGATGTCTGAGGCATCTAATGCCAAAGCAATCAACCCTACTCAAGTGAGTCAATTGCTTAAACAACAATTGAAACTCAATGAAGCAGGCACAGTTGATGTGATAGACGCAAAAACGGGTCAAGTGCGTTATGATGACAAAGGCGATCCCATACAAGTTAAAGACTTGGTAAAAGAGTTTCTTTCAAGTAACCCGCATTTTGTTAGTGCAGGACCACAAGGTTCAGGCACTGGTAAAGGCGACGCTACTAAAGAATCGTTGGCCAATGATGACATAAACAACCTAAACATGAACATACCTGAGCATCGTGCTAGGTATCGCGAGATCATGAGATCACGCGGAGTAAGTGTTTAAAAATAAAGGAGAAGTATCATGGCAATTACAAATGCAGTAGATACAGGAATAGGAACAGCGTTCTTTAGTAACGTAGTTCAAGCAGGTCTTTTCACATTGAACGAAACTTCAATCATGAGACCTTTAATAAGAAACTATGACATGAGTGGTACAGCGGGACTCACGGCCCAGTTACCAATATACCCCACGGTGGCAGTATCCACTCCGGGTGATGGCGTAGATTTAACTAACGCGGCGTTCGATTTGACAACAACAAAAACGATCACAGCGTCAGAAAAAGGTGTAATGGTAACATTAACTGATTTGATGAAAGAATCATCTTCAGAGGATGTTGCTTCAGCAATAGGTAGACAGATCGGTTCTGCATTAGCAGAAAAGGTTGACACTGATATTGCCGCTTTATTCTCAGGTTTTTCACAAACTGTAGGATCAGGCGCGGCGGAGATCTCAATTGAAGATCTTTTCAAAGCAACGGCCCAACTCCGTACAAATAAAGTGCCATCTGGCCCTTTATACTGTGTGTTACACCCTAAACAAGCGTTCCAAATCAAGAAATTGTTAACAAACGCTGGTTCAACAATCAATCATAACCTATCTGACTTAGGTAATGAAGCATTGAGAAACGGTTTTGTAGGAACACTTGCAGGAATGCAAATCTTTGAATCAACAGTTATATCTGGTGACTCAGCAGGTGCATTCGTAGGTGCGGCATTCCACGGTGACGCTTTAGGTTACATGGTAAAACGTAACTTAAGAGTTGAAAACCAAAGAGACGCTTCAGCAAGAGCAGACGAAATCGTAGGTTCTATGGCGTATGGTGTTGGCGAAATATTTGACACTTATGGTGTTGGTATCGTAGGCGACGCAAACCTATAATAAATATCAGTACATTTTTAATGTGCTCATACATAGAAGGGGCGGAATTCGTTTCGCCCTTTCTTTTTGACTATTGTATAAATAAAACATCAAGCAGAACTTGATAACATAACATTAAATTAACAGGAGGTAGTACCCCTACATGGCAACATTATTAACTATTGCAGACATCCAAGATTACGAACCAGACATCTTAAACTATGGTATTCCTGATTTCGATCAAGAGATTACCAAAGCACAGAATGATGTTTTTCGTGACTTAAGAATAAGATGGTGGCCTACACAACAGATCGGTTTATACGATTTGAAATATCTTGCATCAGGACAAGTTGAACCAGATGAAGATATGTACAATGCCAGTCAACTCACAAGAGTGGCAGTGTATCAGTGTTTAGGTTTTCACGTATACCCAAAATTAGCAAAATTTGACGCAGATCAAGATATCTTTGAAAGAAAGATGGAATTCTATCGTAAAGATTACGAAAGAGAAATGGATCTTGTGTTGAGAGACGGTGTAGAGTATGATCACGATTCTTCAGGCAATATCACGGATGCTGAAAAGGAACCTACTCATTATCTCCGCTTGAAAAGGTAACAAATGAGTAACAGAGAAGATATAGCAAAAAATATCGAAACAGTTTTACAGGACATGACACCTCCTAGACCTGTCCTAGTCACACGCGAACCATTCGACGTAGAAAAATTAGCAATTACACAATTTCCTGCACTACTAATCACAACTGGTAATGAAACCAGAGAAGACAATGTGATGGGTGGCGGCAGGAGAGGTGTTATAGAAATAACGATCCGTGGTTTTGTAAGAGCAGATGGAAGATCAGCACAAATCATCACAGTGGATCAAAAAAGAAATGAATTGATTGAACGTATTGAAGAAACGTTGAATTCAGATAGAACACGCGAACTTGCGGCATCCCAAGCATCAACAACACGTGTTAGAACAGTTGAAATAATTGATCGTACGCCACCCTTGGGAGAGTTTTTGATAACGGCGGACGTGAGATATTCATTTACTAAAGGAGCAGTATAATGGCAAGATACACAACAATATATAGAGGATCTGAAAGACACGTTATAGAATCAGATCGTCTAGACAGATTTCTAGAGGAGGGTTGGACAACTGAAAAAACAACAGTAAAAAAACTCAAGTCGAAGAAAAAACTTCTGCCAAAGGTTGAAATCAAAGCAAAAGCAGAAGTCAACCACAAAACCCCAGATGTAATAGACTCAGAAGAAGACATGAGCGATATTGAATGGGAAATTAACAATCTAAAAGAGGAGACCAACGATGGCAACACTAACAGGTGAAAACGGTAAAGTGATGTTTGGAGAT